AGCCGACGACTAGCCGCCGGCGCGCGCCCACGGCCCGGCGGCCTTGAACGTGCCGCTGATTTTCGGCGCCGCGAGCGTGCAGTCGATATCGGCGTCCATGTACGCCTTACCCGACCAGAAGAACGCCGACTCGGTCGTGCCTGAATTGGGAATCAGTTCAAGGAATCCCGGCGTCGGCGCGTCGGCGGCGTCGAAGAGCGTGGTGTCGGCGCTATTCCAGAAGCCCTGGAGCGTACCGGACACGTCCTTGAGGCCCGGCACATACACGAGGTTGGCATCGCCGAAGCAGGTGACGTCCTCGTACTTGGTTTTCATCGACAGCTTGAAGCCGTTGATGCTGATGATCTCGACGGCCGTCGGCCCGCCGACGCCGGTCGGATCGTATTTCACCTTCCCGTACCGTCCGCTCAGAATTGCCATGGTGTGCTCCCTTGCTGCCCGTTATGGTTCGGTGCCCCGATCGCCCTATGAGATCGCCGTCATCTGCACGCGATAATTTCCGCCGCGATGCTGCCAGCGAATCGACGGATCGACGTCGTCGACTTCGGTGATCCGAATGCGGCTTTCGCGGTACGTGGCCATCCACGCAAACCCGGCAGCGACGAGCGGCTGATCGGCGAGCAGCTCGTCGATCCGTTTCGCCGCTGCTTTGATATCGCCGCCGGTGCCCTCGAGCATGCGCGCGCTGATCGCATAGAGGCCGTCCTCGTAGCCGCGCTGGCCGAACACGTCGACGTCGAGTTCCTGCACGAGACTGACGATCACGAACCGCGTCATCATCGGCGGCGCCTCGTCGTAATAGACGCCGTTCGGGCACAGCTGCAGCAGCGTCGGATCCGCGCCGAGCAGCGCAATGATCGCGTTGTCGATATCCGACGAATCGGTCGTCACCGTGCGCGCGGCGGCGGTGCTCATTCCTCCGCCCCTCCCGTCGTCACCTCGAGGCCGTGCCGCGCGATCATGTCGGCCAGCTCGCCATACATGCGCGCGCGGTAGCGCTGCACGCGCGGCACGAACACACGCCCGGGCGGCATGCTGCCGCGATTCGCGCCGAGCGCGTTGTGGCGTGCCTGCGTACCCATTTCAAAGATGTACGCGTGCTTGGCGCGATTGGTGACGACGGCCGCCGTGCCGAACGTGCTCACCCGCACGCGCGTGACGTAGACGCCGTCTTTCAGGTTGCCGGTGCGCGTCGGGTAGCCGTCGACGATGCTGCGCGCGGCCTCGTTCGCCGTGGCCGTCACGATCCCGCTCGCCTCGGTGGTGAGATCGGCCGGCAGCGCGAGCAACGCCGCCCGCAGCTCGGCCAGCCCTTCGAACGTGACGCTGCTGCTCATGGCGACACCAGCTCGGTGCACACCAGCACCATCTCGATCGATCGCTCGTCGACGTTGGTGACGGCGTTCACCTGCAGCGTGCGGCCGTTGAACAGCAGCCGCGACTGCGTCGTCACGCCTTTGTGGTACGGCCCGGTGACGAGGTGCGAGGCCGTCGTGATCGTCGCGCCGGCCGGCGTCTTACGCTCGAGCGCGACGGCCGTCGCCGCCTCGATCTTCACCGACAGCGCCGGCGGATCGAGATCGCTCCACGGTTGCGTGTAGCCGCCGTCGCCGTCGGGCACCGGCGGCCCGGGTGCCTGCAGCTGCACGCGGTGCGGTCGCTGGCCGATGGAGGTTTTCGGCGCGATCATGGCGTCATACCACCGCAATCGCCAGATACGGCGCGATCACGTCGTCGTAGCCGTGCGGCGTCTCGGTGACGCGGCGATCCTCGATCACCGTGTCGCGTCCGAGCGTCGCGTAGTGCGCCGCCAGCAGGCCGACGGCGTGCCGCAGTGCCGGCGCCTCGAGCGCGAGGTCGGCCGGCGTCGGCCAGCCGGCGCGGATCGTGATCGTCCACGGTTGAAACGATTGGAGGTTCGTCGGCCACGCGGATCCCTGCGCGAGCGCGATCCGGCCGCTGGCGTAGTCGACGAGATAGGCCGCCGGATCGAGCACGTGCGCGACGCCGGCCGGATCGACCGTCGTGATCGCGTCGACGGCGATCAGCGGTAGCGACTGCCATGGCAGCACGATCACCGTGCCGCGCACGACGTCGAGGTAGATCTCGCGCGTTTGCTCGAGCAGCGCGAGGCCGGTGTCCTGCTCCACCTTCGCGCGCGCCGCCCGCAGAAAGTCGATCATGAGCTGATCGCGCGGATCGGGCGGCGTCCAATCGAGGCCGGCGCGCAGCTTGATCTCGTCGAGCGTGAACGGCTCCTCGCTCGGCGGCTCGGTGCACACCGAGATCACGTGCGGCGGCGCCGGCGCCGCAAACGCCAGGTAGCGCGACCACTGGTAATACCCGGCCCAATTAATCGAAACGGCCATGAGGTTAGCGCGCGCTCCGTTTCCGTCGATACGTGCCGGTCGTCGTCGCGCCCGGCGGTAGCGTCGCCTGTAGCCGCTCGGCCAGCAGCGGCGGTGCCGCTGGTATGGCCGGCACGGCGCCGGCCGGTGCCGGCGGCTGCAGCGCGCCGACGAGCGGCGGATCGGTATACCCGTCGCGCGCCGGCAGTTGGACGATCACGATCCCTGCCGGCACCGGCGCGCAGCACGTCGTATGCGGTGCGTCGTCGACCGGACACGGCCCGGGATCGCGTCGGAGATGGATCACGCCGTTACTCGTGGCCGTGCGGCGTCACGTGGCCCGGCCGCGCCGGCGGTTGCACCGGGTGCGTCGGCCGCCCGGGTGCCGTCGGCCGCCGCGTCGCGCCCTCGACCGGCGGCTCGTCGACCGGCGGCTCGGCCGCTACAGCGCGATCGTTCGATTCGCCCGGCACGTAATCAGAGCCGTCCTCGTTGTAAGTCGCCATGGTGTGCAGTCCTTTCGCTGGTGCGCGGATCGTCGTGGTGACACGTCGACGATCGCCGGCCGCGTCGGTGGAACATGACGCGCCGGCGACTCGCCGCTTAATTGAGCGCCGTGGTTTTCGCGAATGCCGACGGCCGGTAGACGCACAGCGCTTCGCGCCGCTCGCCACGAATCGCCACGAGGTTCTTGATGAAGAAGTCCTGATGGCTGTTGCTCGCCTCGACGCGGATCCCGCCGCGATCGAACACCTGCGCCTGCGTCGCAAACGCGCCGGTGAGCGCCGTGTTCGCGACGATCGACGGCGTCACGTCCACCGGCAAGCCCCACAGCATCGGCATCGGCAGCGGCGCGAACGGCCCGCCCGCCAGGTAGCGACCGAGCGTGTCCTTGGACAGCGCGATCGTTTGCCAGTTGATCGGGTTGATCACGTGGCCGTCGGGCATGGTGAAGGACGCATTGAACACGGCCATCATGCTCAGGAAGATCGCGTCGGCGTTCGTCTCGCCGGCGATCATCGCGTGCCCGGGTGTCAGGCCAGCGCGATTGAGCAGGCCGAGCATGTTCGGCGCGGTGCCGTTGCCGTTGAGCAGCTGATCCTCTTCCGTCAAGTCGAGGCCGAGCCGCAGCCGCGCGTCGATGTAGCTCGAGATCTGCGAGACGTCCTCGAGCATTTCCTCCGTCACCGGCAGCCAGTGCGCGATCTTGACAGCCGTCTCGACGCGCTGCGTGAAGATCAACGCCGACTCCGGTTTGGCCGCGCCTTCGGCGACAGCGGCGGCGGCGTTCGTGAACGTCGTCTCCACCATGTACACGATCTGCGGCGAGTCGGTGGTGCCCGACGCGAGCAAGTCGCGAATCGTCAGCTTTTTGAACGTGAGCGGCACGATCCCCGGCAGGTACTGCGGCACGAGCAGTTTTCCGCCCGACGCCGGATCTTCCGTCAACGTCGTCGCGCGCAGGCCGGCCGGATCGATCAGCTCGCTCACTGGCGAATTCCAATTGCGCGATCCCTGGTGCCGCTTGTGCGCGAAAAACTGGCCCGACTCCGACTCGACCCACTGCCGGCCGAGCGACTTGTACGCCACGCGCCGCGTCTCGTCGGCGTCCTTCGGCGTCATGCCGGCGGTCAGTTTGTCGATCTGCTGCCGCAGTGCGCCGTCGCTTTTCGCTTCGTTGAGCTGCGCGCGGATCCCGTTGGCGTCGTCGATGATCGCTTGGATCGCTTTGCGCTCGTCGGCCGACATGAGCCGGCCTTTACTCGTGACGTTGCCCTCGGCGTCTTTTTCCTCGTGCGCCTCGCACTCGCGCGCCGTTTTCGCGAGCAGCGCGGCCGCCGCGTCCGTCTTTTTGCGGAGGTCGGCCTCGAGCACTTCCGAATTCAATGCACGCATGATCTTCAGCTCCCGGTTAGTGCGATCTGTAGCTCGAGCGCTTGTCGCTCGAGTTCCGCCTCGTGGCGTCGATCCTGGCCGGATCCCTGACGGGCCTGCGGACTGTCGGCGGTCACGGGTTGCTGTGCCGCGCGATCGTCGGCCGCCGGCTCGGTGGTGAGACGCGCGAGCGTCTCGTCGAGCGTGGCGATCCGATCGATCATGCCGTTCGCTTTCGCGTCGGCCGCGCTGTAGACGTGGGCTTTCCAGTCCTGGCGCACGCGCTCGTCCGTCGTGCCCTCGCCGCGCCCGAGCACGACGTTGTGCACAAAGGTGTCGTACGCCTGATTCACCGACGCGCGGCGCCGCTCGAGCGCCGGCCCGGCGATCGGTTCCGTTTCGTTGCCGTCGACTTTGCCTTCGCCGGCGGCGATATACGTGCGCTTGACGCCCATCTGCTCGAGCGCCTTGCTCAGATCGGTGTGGATCGAATAGGTGCCGATCCCGCCGACTTGTGCCGACGGCGCGGCGACGATCTCGGTCGCGGCGGCGGCGAGCTGATAGGCGGCCGATGCCATGGTGTACTGCGCTTGCGCGATCACCGGCTTCATGCGCCGCGCGCGCATAACTTCCTGCGCGAATTCCGCGTTGCCGGCGACGCTGCCGCCCGGCGAGTCGACGTCGAGCACGATCGACCGCACACCCTTATCGGCGACGGCCTGCCGCAGCTGCTTCGTCAGTCCTTCGAATGTCGTGCCGCCGCTGATGTCCGACATCATGTTCACGCGCGGCGCCAGCACGCCATACACCGGAATGACGGCGACGTTGCCGACACGCGGCTGCGGCAGGTTCTTCCGGTTGACGAGCGCGGCCTCGATCTCGGCGCGATCGAGATCGACGCCGGCGACGTGCCGCGCCAGGATGCCGGCCACGACCGACAGCATGATCGGCGTGAGGTTCCATGGGTGCTCGACGGCAAACGACAGCACGTGGGCGGATTTCATGCGACGGCCTCGAGCGCTTCGAGCGCGGTAAATAATTCGACGTTTGTCTCAATAGCGAGGCGCGCGGCCGCGTCGGCGCCGAGCACCGGCGTCAAGTCGGCCGCGAGCTCGCGGTTCCAGCGATCGATCTGTGCGAAAAACGCCGACGAGCGTTCGATCGGCGCATAGCGCGCGAGCGCGATCCGTTGCCGGGCGCGCGTCGCCTTGACGATCAGCGACGTCATCGAGATCTCGCTGGTGCCGGCGTCGCCGCTTTCGGCCGGATCGGTGACGTCGGGTTCGCCGTCGGGTGTGCCGGTGGTGTCGTCGGCCGGTACCGGCGTGCTAAACGGCGACGCCACGGCGCCGGCCGGCCCGCCTTGCTGCGGCGCGAGTTGATCCGCTGTCGGATCGTCCTTCATCGCCGGCAGGTTGAGCCGCGCGCGGCCTTCGTTCGCCGTCATGATCGGCCGGCCGATCAGCATGCGCAGCGCGGTCGATTGCTCCTCGAAACTGCCGGCCAGCTTCGCCGCGATGTTGAATTCCAAATAGACGTCCTCGGTGTCGTCGCACTCGATCAAGAGCTGCCGCTCGATCTCCTGCGTCACCATTTCGAGCGTCGGCCCGAGCGAGTCCTGATACAGCTGCTTGTGCTGCTCTTTGATATTCGAGAACGTGGCGTGATCGAGGATCCCGATCGACGGCTGCGGCACGTTGAATTCCGCCGCTGTGACTTCGCGCCGCAGTTTTCCGCCCTGGATATACTCGGAGTCCTTCGGCGAAAACGCCGTCGGCTTGAAGGACATCCCCTCCTCGAGCACGGCGATCAGGCCGGAATTGTCGCCGCCGGCGAAGCGCTGCTGCCACTGCTCGCGGAAGGATTGTTTTTGCGCCGGCGTCCACTTCGGCGCCTCCTTCGGCCGCTCGATCACGCCTTCGTGCCTCGAGGCGTTGCGCCAGTAGTTCGCGCGATGCTGCGACGCGGCAGCGTCCTCCGAGATCACGCTGTGCAAGGTGTCGAGGTGCGAGAGGCCCATGAGCGGATCGATCGGGTTGTAGCCGCCGAAGTAGACGATCTCCGACGGATCGAAGTCGCGCCGCTGGCCGGTGTATGGGTTCGTCCACACGAACACGCTCGGCAGCAGGCCGCCGATAATGCGCATCTGATCGGGCGGCAGCCGCAGCAGGCCGATCGCGTCCTCGCCCCATTCGTCGGAGTAGTACCGCAGCTTGAGCCAGTACGCGTTTTTGAACACGCCGTAGTCGCCGAGCAGCGATTCGATCAGCCGATACTGCGACGTGGCCGGGTTCGGTTTGCCGAGCCACCGCGCGAGCTGGTGATCGTTGAGGCGTTGCCGGTCGGTATCGTCGACGCGCCGGAACACGTGGAGGCCGAGCTGCGCGACGTTGCCGGCCAGGAAGTCAATCGGGATCCGCACGTTCGGCTGCGCCGCGTAGATCCGGCCGTAGATATCGGACTGCGGCGGCTGGTAGTAGGTCGAGCGCGTGATGCCGGGTGCGGCCACGCCGGCAAACGACAGCGGCCCGCCGGTGGTGCTCGAGCCGTCGAGGAGGCGCAGCTGCCGATCGGATTGCACGATCACGGCGCGATCACTTGCAGGTACGCGATCTTGTCGACGTGCAGCACGACCTCGCCGTCGACCGGCG